ATGAAAAATTTATTTCTAATTTATTTTTTGATTACGAAATCTTTTATATATTAGAGTTTTAAATTATTTTTTTCTAAAAGTTTCATTGTTTCTTCTTCTGTTAATTCGTATTCTTCCCAATAACCCCTTAGTAAAATTGATTGTATATTATTTTCTTGAAATACTTTCTTTTGTTCTAAATCTATAATTCTTCCCTTTTGTTTATTAATTTGTAATAGAAATCTTTTTTCTCCTTGTTTTGCCACTACTTTCATAATATTTCCTCCCAATAATCTAATGCTCTCCTTCCTACTGTTTTATAAATCTTTTTATAACATTTAATACCTTTTTTCTTTAATAATTTTACCACTTTTTCGTCATATTTATCAGGAAAATATATACTTTCTATATCTTTTAAATAAACTCCACCATGTATTTGTGCTTCAATATAACCATATTCATTTATAATCATATCTTCATTCATTTTTGTCGCATTTTTTATTTTATTAATTATTTGGTCTACTGTTGATAAGTCTTCCCCTCTTGCACATATACAATTAATATTTGGCTTATTTAAAAGCACTGGCGTCCCCGCGTTCTGTATATATAATCTATCATAAGAATCTCCAAATATAATTGTTGTTCGTTCTCTGGCTTCTTTTTTTAATTTTATGGTTACATTCCCATACTGCGATACAGAAGTATTGTATGAGCCTGCTTCACTTGTAATATATCCATAAATTGGTCTTTCGGCTCCTTCTCTATATCCAAATACTCTTTTCTCAAATGCATCTCTTGCATGTAGATCAAGTAAGCCACCAGACTTACCTACCTCAAATTGTGATTTTACTTTACCATCTTTTGCTATTTTTTCAATAGTTTCTTCAAAAGTATTTATACATACATCTGTATTTTGTGATAACTCTTGAAGATGTTTATTCAAATCCTCCTTAAATTTTTCAAAATCAAGATTATTTCTTTCACAATAATCCTTTATTTCATCTATTGATGAGCCTCTATAATCTGGATTCACATACGGATTTTCTCCACCTTTTTCTATATTTCCATAAATATCTTTCACTTCCGATACTTTAGGAATTGTAGGGATAGGCTTAGCTCTTGTTATCATACTTAAATCAGGCAATCCAAATCCTTCTAAAGGCGATGGTATATCTTGATATTTTCTTGCCTTATAGTTTGGTTTTCTTTTATCAACTATTGTAATAGGAAGAAGAACACATCTACACATAAAGTGAAATGGTGGAGCATTTCTTGCAATTGCTCCTGTATCTGTTAAAGGTATTATCATTCCATTCCTACTTAAGCAAATATCACAAGTCCTATCATCCATTATTGCACTAACCTTAACCGCCTGGACAAGGTCTGAGTTCTCATAATAGGTCATAAGTCTTCCATAGTTATATGCTTTAGCAGTTTCAGTCCTTGCGATGTTCTCAAGTCTTGCTTTTGTGAACTCTGGAAATACTTTTCCTATTTCCCCTTGTAATTCTTGAATTGTTTTTCCTTCCTTCATTCCTCTTTGTAGTGTTTCTTTCAGTTTGTTGAGTAAATCCTTATCTTCAACTTTTGAAAGCTTAATTGCGTAATCATCCCAGTATTGCATAGCTGATTTTGTCTGCTTTTCATATGGGTCTTTCATTTGTAGCATTTCTATTTCAAAGCTTGCGTGATTTTGTCCAAGCTTCATTCCTTCTCTGAAAAGCAAAAGTAATAACTCCTGGAAGTATTTTTCAAATCCAAGATTGTTTATTAAAGCATAATAATAGTTTTCTAATCTTTGAGAAAAATATTTTTCTCTGCTTTGATAAATACCTTTGAGTTTATATAAGAAATTCTCCTCAAACTTATCTAATATATTATATACTTGTAAAAGCCTTTTTTCTTCATTCACTCTTACTTGTCTCTGGAATTAGTGTATTATTAAGCATTCCTTCATTTTTCTTCTTAACATTCTCAGCTTCTTCTGGTTCAAGTCCTGTCATATCATCTAAGAGATTGAAGAATGTTAAGACTTTATGAACATGTGATTTGTTTAGAGGATTAAGGTAACCTGAATTTGTAAGATTTAGGAATATCTGACTCCATTTTACATAATCTTCTTCAAATAAATCATCTATATTGAAGTATCCATAATCTGTAACATTTGAAAAGTTGAAATCTATTAATCTTCTAATTACCTGCTCAACAAATCCTTCGCAAAACTCCTCAATGATTCCCTGTAAAGTTAACCAAAAGTAATCAAAGTGAACTGAACCTAACGCATATGTTCCTTTTCCTTCATCTTGTCCCTCTATGACAAGAGCAGGTATTAATAGAGAGCGAGCTATCATTTTGTCATAATAGTGAAGTGCTATTAAATAATTATCTCCAATATCCTTAACCTGAATTGGGGTAATGCTTACATCATCAGAAAATGCTCCTACTTTACTTGTCGTAAAATCTTCAAGACCCTTTACTGTCTCATCAATTTTTGTTTTATTGGCATTCTTAACTGTTGAAAATAAACAGGGATCTGCAAATCTAATTTGAGCTAAATCCCATCTATCGAGTGTCCTTAACTTCCTTTTCCAATAATCATAACAATCTCCTTCTAATATTGATGCACCTTGTCCAAATTCATCTTCATTAATATAAATGATACATTTTTCTCTCGGTATTGTATTTCCACCTATTTGTTGTATTTCATTTTCTTTTATTCCGTAAGTAAACCATGTATCTGGGTGTAAAACAATGATATCTTTTAAGCTTACTTTACCTTCTCGATATTCATATACAAGTTCACCAATTGAGGCTCCAACCCATCTATATGTAAATAGTTGTCGCATTATCTTTCTAAATTTTATATGGTTTAAATTATCTCTAATAAACTTTTGTATCTCTGGATATGTTTCATTTACATAATTCTTTATTCTTGTTCTGGTTATCAACTCTGGAACAAGAAGACTTATTTTTATAGTTGCTTCTTGTCTCATCGCTTTTAAGATTTTATAATTTAATTTTGATGGTCTTGATACTCCAATACTCAGAATTCCTTTTGTCTTTGCGTATACATTAAAGTCTGGCTTAAGTTTCTCTGTCATCTCTTAACCTCCCTCTCACAGAATAATAAACCTCTCCTACATAATCCTGCAGTATAAATCCTGCATATCCTGCACAATCTACTTGGTCATCATAAGCACTGTTTGGAAATTCAAGCAATTCACTTTCATAATCAGCTAACCAGGATGCCCGAATAGGATGATATACCAAACCATTCTCATACTTTGCGGCAATTACCAAAGCTCTTGCTACTTTATCAACATCTGCTTTAAGTGGTTTGATAGGTAATTCAGATTTGAGTTGCTGAATAATAGTTAGTCCAAAAGTCTTTTCTTCAATACAGATAAGAAAAGGTTGATATTTGAGATAGTAGTCTTTGATAATTCTGTTGTGCTTCGTTGTATCTATCCTTTCTCGAAAAATGTCCAGCAAAACTAACTCTCTATCAGGCGTAATTCCCCAGGTAGCTATCACGAAGTAATCTGATGTCTGTTTCTCTGTTGCAGCAGTATCAACAGTTTGAAATACTGAACATTTGCTCTTCTCTACTCTTTTTGATACAGTATCGGTCTTAAGAATATAATAATTTTCATCTTCTTCGTAATATCTAAACAAAGACCTCTTGAATATCTTACCCTCTGCTGGTGTTGGTCTCCCTTGATATAATGCACTAAACCAGTAAGAGCCAATTGTTTTTTGTATCTCTCGTAATTTTTGTTCATCATACCTTTCTGGCCATAGAGCCTCTCCAACCTTTCTCCCTAAAAGGTCATTCTCTTCTGCAAGTGCAGGTAGATGTAAAACAGTCCATTTTTTAGATTCTTCTTTGTCATTTAAAATTCTTCCTGCCAAATCATCTTCATGCCAGCGGGTTTGTATAATTACTATATTAGCATCAGGTTCTGCACGTGTTAGAAACGTAGAGTTGAACCATTCATAAATTTTATCTCTCATATGTTTGCTGTTCGCTTCTTCTGCATTCTTTATAGGATCATCAAGTATTAGTAAACTTGCTCCTTTACCCGTAATAGATCCACCTACTCCTGCTGAAAATAAACCTGAACCTATTGTTGTTTCAAAGTTATCAATTCTTTCTATAGTGAATTCTACTAAATTATTATTCTTGAGAAGCGACTTCACTCTATATGCAAAATCACTTGCCAATTCATAAGAATAGCTTGCAAGTAAAACCTTTTTGTTAGGATTATTCACTAAGTAAAAAGATGGTAATATAACTGAAAAAGCAACACTTTTTCCGTGTCTCGGTGGCATTACTATTATATATCTTAATCCTTTTTCATATGTAAGTTTGTTTATTATCTTTTCAAAATATTTTACGTGCTTTGGTCGCTTATAATTTGGAAAATAAGATATACCAAATCCTCCAGCAATTTTAACAATACTTTTTAACTTTTCTTCAATGTCTTTTATAAAATCAATTCCCTGATTGCTCATTCTTTACTTTCTCAAAAATGTTTAATAATTTTTCTTGCATTTCTTCATTCTTAAGTACTTCTTCAGTAAACTTATCAAGACCTTCCACTTCTACCTCAACTTTTCCTCCGTGTGTTAATCCTAAATTATCTCCCCATCTTTCTCTAAATCGTTTCTTAAGGATATTATCTGCCGCACGCCAGTCTTCTGTAGCTTTTTTTCTTATTTCAAGCACTAAAGCAACTTCTGATTCTGCTTCTGCCTCCTTAACTGCGTTGCAAAATTGCAAAATTAAAGAATCTTGCTCTGAGTCTTGCTCTAAACTTCCTTTCTTACGCCATCTATAGAAAGTAGAAGGATCTATTCCAACTGCCTGGCAAGCAGTTTCTATATAGTTTCCCGCACGGATAAAATTACAAATTTTCTTTATTAATTCCTCATTGAGTTTTGTCTTTCTTCCAGCAGTATACTTTTTCTGATTTTTTTGATGCAAACCTATTAACCGACACTTATGGCTACAATACTTTTCCTGTCCCTTTTCAAGCTGTTTTCCACAAACAAGGCATTTCTTCATATTATTATTCTTATTTCATAGTTCATCTATGTTTCTCTGCCTTCTTACCTGTGAATTTTTCCCATCTTGCCAGTACTATATCTATATACTCAGTCTTAAAATCTATCCCAAAACATTTCTTTTCTCAATTTTTATATCATTCTTCATACTAATAAAGAGAGTTAGAATCCTTAAAAGTTCTCTTTACATCAATCTCTTTACTTCTTAATTGTTGTCCTTTCTTCTGTTTTCTATTATTTCTTTTAATGCTTTTCTGGCATGATATAATCCTGATTTTACTGATCCAAGAGGGACTCCCAAAATTTTTGCTGTTTCTGAATATGAGAAATTTAAATAATCTATATATAAAATCAATTCTCGTTGCTTTTGGGGTAGACTTTCAATATTCTTCATTATATTATCTCTAAAATTTTCTTTCTCAAGACTTGAAAGCACTTTTTCTTCTAAATCATTTTCAATTTCATCACTTTGTTCTTCGTTATATGAAATATTTTTTGTAATTTTTCTTCTTGCCAGTTTGTAAAGATATATTCTCTTAGCTATAGTATAAAGCCAAACTTCTATATTGCCATAATTAAATGTATCTAAATATTGAATGGCTTTTAGAAATGTTTCTTGTATTACATCTTCGGCTTCTTCTTTGTCATTTGTTAATGAAAAACAATATTTAAATAATCTATTAAAAAGCTCTTCGTAATTCTTTTCCAGATACTTATTAAAATCTTCTTTTGTCATTAGTTCCTCCAATATTTGAACTTTTGTTCACAATTTCTAAGTTTTTGTGAACTTTTGTTCATTTATTTTATAATCTATCCCATAATCTCCTAAAATTGTAGCTAATCTTTCGTATCTCATAATTATTAAACCATTCCATAAACCTATATCTACTTTTCTATATTCTGTTTGTAACACAAATTGATTTATTTGCGATGTCTGTAGAAAGTATTTTAAATTTCTCTCATTCTGAAGAGCTTTTATAGAATTTTCTGATATATGATTTCTTTTGTCTGTTATTCCTAAAATAGAAGCTCTTTTTTGTATGCTTAATTTAGTACGTCCTAATTTTCGAATTAGTAATTTTGCATTTAATCCTGTATACTTCTGTTTTAAATAATCATCTTCTTCTTGAGTCCATTTTCGATATTTTCTACTTCGCATTTCTAAACCTCCACATTAAAACGCCATCAATATTTGGATTTCCAAATCTTTCAAATTGGAAGAATGTTGAATATCTAACTTTATCCCATCCTAAAACTTCCCCATATTTATCATAAATACTTAAATAAGGTAAATCTTTAGAGATAATATAAGCCCATACATCTAACCAAGACCAATTCTGAATTGGATAAACTTCTTTAATTGGGCTTAAATTAATATTATTTTTTATTCTTATTCTTCTCTGCGAACTTTCTTCTTTCCTCAGTCCTAAAAAACAAATTTCATATCCTGCTTTAACATATTTAGGAATAATTTCTCCAAAAAGTTTTTTATAACTTGCTCCCAAAATATCATTTTTTGTTTCATAAACTCTATAATTATTTGTAAATTTATAAGCTATTTCTTCTGTTTCTTTTTCAAGATAATAAGGAACTTTTTTTCTTCCAAAATCTTGATGCATTACAGAAATATTTCCTTTGATTTCTGAAACAAGACTTAAAACACAAAGAGAATCTTTCCCTCCAGAAAAAGCTACATAAGCCTTTCCTTGAACACTTTTAATAATCTGGTTCGCTTCCTCTACTTTGGTTCGGTATGATTCGGTTCGACTATGAGTCATAAATGTTTTATACCATTGCTTTTTCATTTTAACTTAATTTTTGCTCCAGGTATTGCACACAGTTCTATGCTATCTTTTGCCCAGTAAGGACTTCTCCAAGCTACATATTCAGTATCGTCTGCTTCTTCTATGAATTCTATAGGTATAGGTCTCATACAAATTCCATCTTTTATAATAGAATAATCCTCTTTCGTTTTTTCTATTTCAAAGTTTCTTATTGCTCCCCATCCTATTCGTGTATCGTTTCCTAAACCTTGTAAATCTTCTATAAGTTCTGAGACTTGATTAATATCTCCTTTGCCATAAAAACTTACTTTATCTGAAAGTAAATAAATCATTCTCATTGCGAAGTCTTTATAAAATCCAGAGCCTCTATATATTTTTTTCTTTTGTGTTTTTGGTAAATATCTATCTTCAAATCGTTTATAAACAGTTTCAGTTTTCATTTCGGAAACTTGGAAGATAGAAGCGGATGCACAAGGAATTTTATTTCTGTAATACATTAAAGGTAAAAGCCTTAAACTTCCTTCTCCTCCAATAGGATATTTACAAGGAAGTAAATAATAAAAATCTCCCAATGCTTTTTTAAAAATTTGATGACTTAAAATTGCATCTAAACAAATCCAGGGATGGGTAAGACAAATCGGAGAAGAAAGCCAGAATGTAAGCTTAAAAGGTTCATAAAAACCATCTTTAAAGCTTTCTCTATATTTCTGAAATCTCTTCTGAACTTCCTCTTGGAGATTCATTTTTCACCTTCTTAAATAAATTTTGCACTTCCTGAAATGCTCCCAAAATTCTTTCTTTATCTTTGAGATATTCTAAATATTCTTTAGTATCGCTTTCTACAAAATTGTAATTCATTTCTACTTGACCATCTCCTTGTGAGCTTCTACCACCCAAAAATGGAGTATCGTAAAATAATTCTAATAATCTTGCAAAACAAGAAAGTTCTAAAGAATTTGGATAATCTAAAGCAAACCAATGATAAAATACAGTTCCAGGAATAAAGCATTCATAATCAACTTTCATCTGCACTGCCTGTTCATCCTCTTGTTGTTTGGTTAGTTCTGCTCTGCGGGTAATAAATGTTTCATCTGCAAATAATCTAACTGACTTTTGAGTTTGTGGTAAATCTCTATATTTCTCTGGTAAGAAATTCCTATATTCTTCGCAAACTGGAAATGCATGTCCCACTTGCATTTTTCCAGGTATCACTTGGTTCCCAATACTCGCACCAAAAAGTGAAAGTGGAACAATATTCTCTCTAAGTTTCTTTCTTAAATCTAAATCAATAATTCCATAAACAGCTTCGGAGCTTTCCAAGACACCACCGCTATAAAAAATATGATGTTCTTTTAAATCTGGCTCATAATTTATACTTTGATATAAATCTGAGAAAATCAGTCTCCTAAGCTTCCCACGTATTGAATTACCTGAAATATAGGGCAATACCACAAATGAATTCTTTTCTGAATCGTAAAGGCTAATAGTTCGTAAAACTGGCGTTGAGCCTGTTTTCTCATCTCCACCATGAAAAATTGGTGTAATTGCTTTTAATAATCCTTCAATTTTAATTTTCATACAAACTCTCCTTTTGTTTTTTATTTTTTCGTTTTTCTTCAACCCTCAAATAACAAAGAGCACAAATATAAATATGCTCTAAGTATATTTGTTTTAAGGCTTGCTCTTCAACAGGCTTTAAGACATTCACAATATCTACAACTTCATTCGGAAGACTTTGAATTCCAAAATAATTACAAAGCTTTGACACAAATTGCTCTAAGTTTTGTTTTCTTGAAGCACTTCTAACTCTATGATTAAAAACATCATGAATACTTTTTATTGCTTTGAATTTTTTGAATGGAATTGCTAAATATATCAAACTCAAAATTTCTGCAAGCCCCTTATTTATCTCTTCTGGAGACATAACATACCACCTCCCATAATGGTTCTCGTTTATATTTTTTGACTTCTTTTAATAAATCCAAATAACCTTCTTTTTCTGCTTTTTGGTATGTTTTTGAAGAGAATTCTGTGGTAGTTATTTCTGTTTTTGAGATTTTCTTTTCTAAAAGTAGTGTGATTAATTCAATTCTCTTTATCATTTCGTTATAATTGACTTTTATTGCATTCTCAAAGAAGTCTGTAGAAATATAGAAATTCTCTTTTGAATATGAAATTTTGTTTAAATCTCCTATCCATCCTTGTTTTTGAAAAGTATGTGTAATATAGATAAAAAATGGGGGCTCTGGAAGAGTTTTTAATTTTTCGAGAAAATCTATATTTTTGATAAATTCGACACTTTCCTTTGTTGCAATAAAACTACTTCTTCTATATTTTTGGTCTTGAAAGAAAGCAAAACAATAAGGACATATTCCTTCTCCGTAATAAAATCTATTAAATCCAACAAAATTATCTGAGAATGAAAAAGTAAAACCTGCGTCTGTGTTTTCTCCACAGCAGACACAGGTTGTTTGTAAAATACCTTTCTTTAATATATCATAATCTTTTTCAAAAATCAACTTTGGTAAATTCAATCTTCTTCACTCACCTCTCCCAAATATTTTTCATAGTTTCTTAATCCAGATTCATTTAATCCCTTTTCAATCTTGTAAATTCTATAGCTTTTCTTTCCAGTGTTTGAAATGTATTCCTTAGTTAAAATATCTTGATTACTCTTTTTTATATATATTCCTATAATTACACCTAAAATAATACCTACCAAAAATGTAATAAGAGAAAACATATTATTTAACCCCCTTCTCTTTTGTTATTTTTCTTATTATTTCCGGATCACGAGAGCATTTTATATTGAATTGATTTGCCTCGTAAGTTAAGTTTATAAATACAGATTCCCCTTCTATATTTCTTGTTCTCACTCTTTGTTTTTCTGTAATAATAAAATATCTGTCATTAATACCCGTTATTTTTTCTATTGTATCCAAAAGAATAGGCAACATTCCATGTGTGTCTCGGCGCATACTTGTAAGGTAATAAGTAATTTCTACTCTCACCAGTTTATTTTTATCCCAGAACTTAGAAAACTCTTTTACTTGTTCATTATTAAAATATTGTCTTTGACATTCTTCATAATAATATCTAACCTCTTGAGTATGAATTAGTCTTGGTTTATAGAAATAATCATACCTGACAGTGAACATCCTGTTCTTAGATGG